TGCATCTGTAAAAGGTACGCCCACACTACTTGTAGATATAGATATTTTGAGTGCCATTTTAGAATCCCATCTCAGTTGTACGAATTTGACATAACCAACGAATGGTTGTTGCCGCTTGACCTGTTGCTGTTATTGCTAATGCGCCATTGGTTGTGTCTGCGGTAACCGCAAGATTCCATGTTGCCGCCCCTGCATCAGCATATAAGGATGTTACTGAGGGAGTACCAACAAGAACGGTAGATGCCGCTGTTGTGGCTCGTTTAATAACACCTTCTATATACCAACCTTTTGCATCTCCTGCGGCGGTGACCCCTGCTATACATTCGCCCCTAAAGTAATATGCAGAATTGGTTGCTAAAGCAATTTGGTTAGTTGCACTTGCGGCACTTGTATTGCTTCGTAATACTGTTGCCGTTGCATCTGTTGTTTGTGCGCCAATAGCTAACATGCCTAATTGTTTTGTGCCACTAGTGTAAGTGCCACTATTTGCCGCAAATACAGTATTACCTATAACGCTTCGTGAAGTTGAACTGTCTCCATGCACAAAAGAATTAGTGGAATTAGCCGTAGAAATTACACCTGAAGCATGCGAATATGTTCCTGACGCTGTGTTTAATGCGCCTCCAACTACTGTTGAATTAGTCCCTGATGCTACATTGTTATAACCGCCAAAAACCGCAGAAGAATAACCACTTGCTGAATTAGCATAACCACCAATACACGTTGCGGCTTGATTTAGATACGTGCTACCTCCAGCAATTCGGATCCAATTAGAAAAAAATGATGCTCCCGCTGATCCAGCCAAAGTGTTTTGTACAATATAACAATAAGTTACTTCTGAAGCCGCACCTAGACTTGCTGGACTAATATATGGCACACTTCCATCATTGATTTGCACTAATTGTGTACTACTACCATACTTGTCATTTTTTATAATTATTGTTTTGCCTTGTGCTGGATTAGGTGGCAAGGTAACTTGAATGGTTGTTGCTGAACCACCTGTTGCAAAATATTGCACATCCGCACAATCATTTGCCAAAGCAATGTTATTGTTGTTTGTTGTAGAATTTGTTTTACTAAAATCCCACCATTGAATTGTGGGCGTTTGTGTGGATGGAAAACCTACAAACATTAGTAATCTCCACCAACTACTTGAATTCCATAACCAGCCGCTACCGCAGTTCCAAACGTGTAATAAATCTTATACCCTACTGGCAAAGATACATTTATTGGAACAATTACATCAGCCAACTCAGCCGTTTGTGAAACAGTTGTTGCCGCCAATGTTCTTTCAAAAAACAATGTATTGTTAGCCGCCGTTGCTGTTGTTGATCCATTGTTAAGCCAAACACGCATAACTGTTGCTACGTTTGTACCCAATGCCCTTACACGTATAAAGTCAACCCTAGAACCATTAGTTGCATTAGATGTAAAGTTAGAATTGTAATTTGTACCCGCCGTTAAATCGGTGGTTGTGTTTGCAGTAACTGCTCCTGTGTTTACCCAAATTACTACTGGGACTAAAGGAAAAACTGGTGATGTATTTTGTGCCATTTAAAAGCCTCCAAATGATTGTGCTTGCATTTTAGTAATAGGAAGTGATGAACTTGGGGTCACCCATGTCGGTGCGCTTGTGGCGTTGCTTTGCAATACCTGACCTGCCGAGCCAACTTGACCGTTAAATGCCACCGATCCATTGGTGTTGATGGTCATTGCATCCGTAGTGCTAACAGCACCATTGATAACCATGCTTATCTTTTGGTTATCCCACGACCCTAAAACAAGTGGGCCACCATAAGATTCAACAAAGGTTGCTAATGGCGTAGAAAACCCATTATTGGGAAATCCCGCAGCTATATAACTGTAATTTGCGTTATTTATTCCCAGCTCGCCATAGGCCGTGTGACCGCCGTCATTAACTGCATAGCTTGCGTAACTTGTATTGCTGGCGCTTGTATTTTGCAGGCTTGTGTAAAGGTATAACGCCTCACTTGCCGTAAACCCTGCGATAACGCCCGAATCGGTGTGACCAGTAACATCGCCAACATTTAAAGAGCCAACATTGGTTGTGCCTGCCGTGTAAGGTATCAAAACACGGTTATTGGCATCCTGATTAACCGACTTTTCGGCAGGGTAGGTAACAAATACGTCCTTAACACCCGCCGCAAAATCAATCGTTGAGCCTGTAGATGAGGAAATTAAAGTTGTCCTTGCCAGCGTTCCTGCGTAGTAAGTACCAATCCCAACCTCCCATTGCGTACCGCCTGCAATTGTGTAATAGGTTGTGTTGTTGTTGCCAATTACCGCAAAGGTTTGAAAGCCCTCTACCGTGCCATCCAGCGCTAGTGTCCCTGTGCCGGTCGCGGTGGTGGTCTGCCTAACCCGATCAGCTAGAACAAGGCTCATGCTGTCTCCACGCCTATCACTAAGCCATCAGCGCCCCTTATCACTCGTTTGGGTGCGTTAAGCCTTTGCATGGCCTCGCCAATGTTTTGCATTGACTCCCCATGTAGGTTTGCCATGTTGTCATGCAAGGCGGTTATTTTGTCCATTGCTTGAACAATTGTGCCACCCAACTCGTTGGTTATTTGTGCAGCCGCTGCTTCAACGACCGGTAGGTCAACGCCAGGGTTGCTGCCAATCCTTGCCACCATGATCTTAGTCGCTGCATCAAGTTCTGCTTTCCATCGCTCATATTCTTCCCTTCCAGCCATTTCTCGGGCTTTAATTTGTAGCTCATTGTTCTGCTTGGCAGTCTCTAAATCTACTTTCATTTGCGTTAACTGCATCTCAGTCTGCGCTCGTGCTTCTTGCATCTGCATATCAAACTGTGCCTGCGCTTGCGCCAATTGTGCCTCTGCCTGCATTTTCATCTGATCAGACTGCGCCTGTGCTTGCATCTTCATCTGCTCTGCTTGTTGATCAGCTTGCATCTGTAGCATCTCGGGCGGTGGGCCTGCCGGTTGCTGTTTGGCAGCGTCTGCCTTGTCTTGCAAGGCTTTCATTGCTCTCTCAACCGCGCTTTCCAACCCGCGACCAGCTCTGAACCGGCGCACAAGGAATAACAACATCTCAGAGGCCATAGGCAAGGTCTCAGGCGCTTGGGCGATCATTGGGATTGCCTCACGCAAGAATAGACCGATTGCTTGAATCGCCTCTTGTGCGCCTTGCTTCTCGGCCTGCTCATCAATCTGCGCCAAACTGTCAGCCTCAACCGCAATGTTGAAGTCGCGGATGGTGCTGTCTGACAACATTTGCAACGCTGCCTGCAGTCTTTGCGGGTCTTGACCGTCCGGTGTGTTCATCACCCCAGACATTTCCACAATCAGCTCAGGCGGGTAAAACTTGCAAATGACCTGCGCCTTGAGCTTAAAAATGTCGGTTGCAAACCGCGCCACTTCGCCCTGACTGCTCTTTAACCGCAAGCTACCAAAGTTGGCCTTGAGCTGTTGAGCGCCGAGGGTTTCCTGAGCTTTAGACGATCCGCGCAGAATGTCCGATATGCCCATGATCTCGTAGATTGACTGCTTAACCTGCTCCCTAGCCGCATACAGCTCACGCAAGGTCACAATAATCTGCGAGGTGTCCATCATGTCGATAGCGCCCTTTAAGCCGCCCTTTTCCGACATTGCCGCCCAGCCGGTCACTGGGAATAGCTTGTTGTCCACGCCCTCGCTGAACATCCGCGCCAACTCTTTGAACTCGGCATTAAACACGCCGACCGCTTTACAAGCTTTGGTCAGCAGGTAGATACGTTGCGTTAAGTTGTCCAGCTCTTGCGCTTGATCCTCATACTCGCAGTAATCAGGTACAGGGATCATCGTGCCGGTGGTGGTGGTTGCCATCAACGGTTTGGGGCATGGGAAGAACTCATCAAGCTCTAGCGGGTCATCTCTCTCATCTAGCGCCTGTGGATAACCTTTGGCAATCCAGCAAACCTTTGCCGTGCGCTTGTTCCAAATCTCATAGACCATCGCCTTTTTGTCGTAGGTCATCTTGGCGGTCAATGGATTCTTGCCGTCCATGTCGGTATTTGAGCTAGTCAGGCTGACGTTCTTAAATACGTCCCCAAAGCGCTCTACGCCCTCTTCTTTGGTCATGTAGACGGCGCGGGCAACCCACCACACTTCATCCCATGTCCGAGCTGGTGAATGCAAGAAGTCTGACCAGTAGACGTAATCAATCGGGCTGTGAGCTGCATCAATGCGCTCGGTTGGGTCTTCTACCGTGTTGTAAACCTGAGATTCTTCGGTCTCATCTAATACGCCGTCGTCGTCAGGTCGGTCATTGACGATCACAGGCTCGTAGCGAATCCATGCCGTACCGCGACCAGGCAGAAGTCTGTCCTGCACCGCGCCACTCATTGCTGAGTCAAAGTCACCGAATTGGGTGGTCTCGTACTCCATCACGCGCTCGAGCATCGTGGATGCCAACCGACCAACAGGATCTTGATCCATGTAGCGGCGAGAAACCTCGGGTTTGGCTTGTCTGCCGTAAAGGGCTGGAAACAGGACTTGGATGTTTGACCACAGGATGTTGAACTTCATGCGTGGCATCTCAATGGCATCACGCTCATCCCGATACCGCTTAACAACCTTTAAGCCGCGCTTCTCCCACTTATCAAATATCTTGATGGCGGTCTCGATCTGATCGTGCCAATACGGGCCTGGGTCTTCGCCCTCATAAGCCCCTGTTTCATCGTACATGATCAATTACCGCTGGCAAAGAAGAATGTCACATCCATTGCGCCGCCCTCTGTAAAGTAAAGGCTTGTTCCAATATTGGCGGGAAATCGGTGAAACCCAATGGCAGGCGTAATTGTCCCTGAGACAACCGTGCCACCTGAGCCGCCATCGGTTAACACCATTGTGCCTGCGCTGGTGTTATTGACGTAAAACCCAAGCAATTGGCAAGGGCCAGTAGAAACCGCCCCTGTTGCCGTCATGTTTTTATATGCACCTACTTCTGCTACTGGCTGGCTCATATTCGCTCCTCTTTATGTTGCATCTCATAATCCCACAGCTCATCGAGTGTGATGGTTTGCAGGGTCTTGCCCTTGGGCGGTGTCTGATCTTTTGCTTCTTGTCGATAAGCTACTGCCATCATCCGAAAAGCATCGCTCGGGTGACTTGTCCAATCGTGCCTCGGAGTCTGACGAAATGCTTTTTTGTCTTCATCATATTCACGTTGATACTGTCTGAGTGCCTCTAATCCCTCCTCACAGCGTGGATCAAAGTAGCACAGCGGTAAAACCATTCTAACCGCTTGAATGCCATCTTGCACACCGATTTCGGGAACAATTGCCAGCTTGCTCATGCCGCCCAAATGTGCAGCCAACTGCTCAACAATGGACTTACCACCGCTTGCTAAGGTCTTGGCTCGAGCATCATGCGGCAGGAAATGGCGGGTGTATCGGTAGCCCTTGGCATTAACCACATTGGCTATTTCCTCAATGCTTGCGCCTGATACGGCGTAATAGTCCATCACCCTGATCTCGCCCCTGACCACCTGATAGAACCAGATCGCCGTGTCGTCTCGATAACCTAAGTCCCATGCACTGAAAACAAGAGATTCTGGCTCAAACGGTAGCTCACAAATCCTGCCCTCATCTTGCGCCTGGCGCATCTCCTGTCCATAGTAGGCTCCTAAGATACTTGCATCAAAGCTGCACTCGTATTCCTGATCGTATTGATCAATGCTTAATTGAGACCGAGCCGCCTCTAATTCTGAGTCAGGCAATAGCTTGGACATTGATGCCGGTAGGCGTAGAAGAAACCAATCAGGCACAACTTGACTGACCTTGTAAATGTCGTGAAACTGATTCTTGCCTTTGGGCGTACCCCCAAACACAGCCCAGCCCATAGTGCTAGACAAAGTTGGTCTCACCACATTTCCCCACACACTGGGCTTGAAGTCACCATATTCGTCAAGGTAAACACCGGCAAATCCCATGCCCCGCATTGCGTCTGCATTGTCTGAGCCAAACAGCATGATCTTTGCGCCGTTCACCAGCTCCACCGATAGGTCGGATTCATTGGTGGCTTTGGTCACCGGTGCGGCGTAGAACTTAAGGTAATCCCATGCCACCCGCTTGGCTTGGCTTCTGAATGGGGCTATGTAAGCGTACTGTGCGCCCCTACCGCTTTCGGTAATGGCTCGTTTGATCAGGTCGTTGATAGCCGCTACGGTCTTTCCAGCCCTGCGGTGGGCAACCAAGCAAGACCAGCGCTCAGTCCTGTTGTGGAATGGCATAAATGCCTTCCGTGGGCTGTAGGGCAGAATTACTTCACGCCGCCCCATGTCACCACCATTTCTACCGGCCCATCATCCTTGCCAGTGATCTCAGTCCTTGCCAACTTGGGTACATGGTATTCAACCACTGATTGGAATAGCTCAAAGGCTTTGGCAGGATTGGGTTTTATGTCAGCCTCGGGAA